CTAGAGTTGCTATGGAGGTAATGTCCTTAAGTGAAATTCTCAAGGGTTATCTTGCTGGTGCAAATGATCCTAAGTATAGATTTAACTAATAAGCCGATGCATAACAAGACCGATATTGATTTAATTTTTGAGAGCTACTCTAAGGCTAAGCAAATTGCGCCTGATTTTGATGCCATGTTTAATAAGGTGTATGACAGGTTACCAGAGTCACAGGATGAGTCAGACTCATTTCTGTTCGATGTACTCGATGCTGAAGCTAGTAACGGTGTCAGTAAGGCAGAGCTGATCAGTAAGTATGGTGAGGATGCTGTTGCAACATATGAGAGATTTGGAGAGCAAAACGATCTTTTTGAGGGCCCGTTTGAAGATGCCGAAGGTGACGATTTTCCTTCTCTTCAAAGAGGCCAAAAAGTTTATGTTACTCTTACCGATGGCAGTGAATTACAAGGAGTGCTTGATTTCGATGGCGTTGATCTAGCACGCTCTAATATGTTTGCAATTGACGATGGTGAAGAGATTGGCGTAGAGCACATTTCTGAGGTCAATCTTGTATCCACAGAAGATTCGGAGGAATCTGAAAGTAATATCTATGAGAGACTAGAAGAGTTTATGGAAACAGTTGATGATGATACAGTTGATTATTTGCGCCAAATACTTACGGATTTCAAAGACATCATAACTGACATTAATGCTCTTGAGACACCGGATCAGAAGATAAATGCAGTTGATCTAGGCATACACCTTGACAGGTTGGCACCTTCTTCTAATATGTAGAAATCAACTCACAACATAAATAATAACATGAAGCGTAGCGAATTTGATTTAATTGCAGAACAATACACAAAGTTGTATAACGAGCAATATCAGCTAGGCTCAGACTATGTTGAGTTTGTAGGTGATTATGAAGATGACTTAATGTTTTATAAGGACTTTCAAGAGGGAGAGTTTGCGAACTGGCTAGAAAATGAAAGACCCATCACCACAAAGTATGTAGCAATGGGTCAAGATCTAGTAGAGATGGGTGTGCATGCAGACGCAAACAGTGTTTATTTGTTTAACAAGCCAACAGACTTTACACATACAGCTATAATAGCTGAGAGTCGTGTATAGTACTATTTAATAATATGAAAAACAAAACAGATATCAATTTAATATTTGAGAGCTATATCAAAAATAAAGCTCTAACCGAAGACAATGATCAATATGCACCTGAAGATGCTCCTGAAGATGATCAATTTGGAGAAATTGAACCAGAAGAAGATGAGTCAGTAGGGGAATTCGACGAGTTTATCGAAAAGGCTGAGAAGTTCGTCGACGCTATTGGAGATGATGAGTTAGAATTCTTATCGACTCTACGTAAAGATCAATTTGAACTATTAATGGAGGTTGTCAGTGACCAGGTCGGTTACCGAGATAGAACAGATTATCATAACTAACTATTCTTAATTGCAGTTAATAGTAATTTAGCTTTAAGACCTGAATGAGTATTTTTTAATATGAATTCAGGTTTTATTTTGTCTCTATTACCTGCCACGCATATATCATTAAAGTCTTTAAACTTTCTCAACTCCTTTGGCCATATAAAGACTCTTTCGTTATTATCAGCGAGTATGATACTCTTATTAAGCGCTGCAGTATCTATGTATTGATTATCTAGTACGAATACCTTATCGTGTAGATACAAACTATTAATTTGTTGCTGTTGTAGGGCAGTAAATACTTTTGAACCTCTCTCCGTAATACCGCATGTAGCTAGACCATTCTGTACGAAGTAACTGTCAATAGGCCCCTCAAATATAAACACAGCATCGAGATCAGCACTAACGTTCTGTATACCATACAACGTCTTCTCAGCACCTACCTTAGATAGATACTTTGGCCTGTCTCGCAAGTCTTTGTTATCTAATCCTCTCGTCTGATAGAAGACTATATTATTATTACTATCATAGAACGGTAACACCAATCTATTTTTATGAACAGGATCAGTAAGAGATATATAAAATGTCTTAGGGCTATTGACGCCTTTATCTAGTTTACGTGTCTTGATACAATGTAGAGCCATTCTAACAAACGGGTTATCTTTATAGTACTCGACCTGACTCTCATCAGTTAAATTAATGCAGTCTTTAGGTAGACTCTCAGTCTTAATTACCTGTTCAGGCTTCTCCTGCTTCGGAGCTTCGAGAGATATCTCGGTATCGAAGTCTTTTATCTCAGAGATAATAACCTGTAAAGGTTTGTTAGCTATCTCTGAGATAAAAGCGATAGGCTTCTTACTATAGCCACAGTTATGGCAGTAAGCGACTTCTTTATCGACAATATAATAGAATCGTTTCTTTCTACCCCATGAATCACCTTCACGACAAATAGGGCAGCATCCATTATATGTCTTATTAAATTTATTATACGAGATCTTATATATATTCTCGTAAAGAAATTGAATTATATACTGTTCAGGTATGGGTATCATCTACCTGATTATAGTATATAGTTTACTAAGATCTACTCTGAGTTGTATTTGATGCAGCTGCATGTACTGTTTGCCAATCAACAAGAGTCTCTCCAGTCTCTTTAGACTTAATAGAGGTTATGCCCTTTTTAATTATATGCCCAGTTACTGGGTCTGTAAAAATTGCCTGTTCATAGGTATTACCACCCTGGTCATATTGACTAATAACCGGGCGCGCTGTTTCTCCGGAGTATGGGCTTCTTACTTGCATCGGGTTAACGAAGTCGTTTGGATTATAATCATTCATATATTTATTTAGGACAAAATCTCCTCTAATCTATTCTTTTGAAAGAAGGCACTATACCACTTTGCTTCATGTTTGATTATTTGCTCAAACTTTAACTCCTTGCAAGTAGATAAAAAAGTCTCCCAATTAGTATTATAATTCTGACGTGCTAGCTGAGACCTTACGTACGCCACCTCATCCTTATCCGATGTAAGTGTTACTAATTGTACGTTTTTCTCGTAGAGTTCTTGCTCTTTATCAGTTAGTTTATATCTGCCAGCAAGGTAGTTACCTACCTTAACCTTACCCATGCCCTTAATGCCGGGTATATTATCGCTCTTATCTCCTGTAAGAGCTTTTACCTTTATGAAATCGGCGTGTGAGTACTTTAATACCTCCTTAAAGTTATCTTCTGTAATCTCGATCTTTTTAATAGGATCATACACAGACACCTTATTAGATATTAGCTGACACAGGTCTTTGTCTACAGTAACGATAACGTGCTTGTAGTGTTGTCTAGTTTTATAAAATTGACTACGAGCCTCCTTGTCCATATACTGGTCAATTATTTTAATAACATCATCTGCCTCGTATCTCTGCGGAAAGATAGACGGTACACCCATACTGGTAAGGAGCTTTTTAATTATGTCGTTCTTAGTATGAACCACTTGATTGCGGTCCTGGTCTCTATTACCCTTATACTCCTTTAGTAATTCTTTTCGCTTATTAGGTAAGCCGTCAGGCTTTTCATCCCATGCACAGAAGACTTTATCAGGCTTAAACTGATCTACATAGCTACGGACGCTATTTAGAAACATATAAACATGCATATTATCAGCCTTATGCTTCATATTATCCGCTACCCAATATACCCTATGTACTAGGTTATTGCCATCAATTGTCAGTATTTTCATTTTTCTTATATTGTGCTTGTATTACTTTATAAACATCTCCTGGAACGGTTTTCATTAACTGTAATATCTCCTTATGGACTCCATTATAGAAATCCTCATGAGGTACAGATATATTTGCCATATCAGGTATTCTAAGAAAATTATACGACAGTTCCTCTTCCTTAATGAAGACGAACGATTGACCAGCGTAATCACCGTGATGACACGCGTATATCTCTTTCTCTTTCGGCTTATCGGTCATTACTAATATAATAACCTATGTAGTCAGTTAATTCAACTACAAAGTCATTATATGTGCCTTGTTGCATGCCAATTTTCTTAGCTTTACTGCAATCGATGGCGTATCTAAAGTCATGACCCAGGCGATCCGCGACGAACTCTATATTATCGGCAGGTTCTTTACCCATAACCTCACAGACTAGCTTAACAAGCTCTAAATTTGTTAACTCTACACCACTACCAATATTGTATACCCCAGCATCACCCTTAATAGCGACGTTCCAGACGGCTTCATTATGAGATGTAACGTGAATCCATTCCCGAACGTTATTACCTTTACCATATACCGGAATCTTATTACCATTCTTTAAGGAGTCGATAATAGTCGGTATAAATTTCTCTTTATATTGATTAGGTCCGAAGTTATTACAACAACGTGTTATCCCAATGTCTAAGCCATATGTCTTCATATATGATATACACATCAGGTCACTCGATGCCTTACTAGCAGCATAGGGAGAGCGTGGGGATAACGGGGTCTCCTCAGTGAAGGCAGGGTCAGTTAGATCTAAGTGACCATACACCTCATCAGTAGATATATGAATGAATCTGCCATGACCTTTATTCAGGACACGGTAACATTCTAGAAGATTCTGAGTACCTAATACATTCGATTCGACAAAAACAGTAGGTCCGGAAATGCTATTATCTACATGAGACTCAGCAGCAAAGTGAAAGATATAATCATATGGCTCATCTTCATCGAATCGCATCTCAAGCGCCGGTACATCCGTAATATCAATATCATAAGTCTCATCACAGTACGGGCTAGCATACTCTTTGTTTGACGCGTAACCGTTCTTGTCAATATTAACAATGTATACACTCTGCTGAAAAGTCTCACGTAGGTATTGTATAAAATTACCACCAATAAACCCATAACCTCCTGTGACAAGTATTTTAGGTCTATTAATAGCCGTCGTCATCGCGAATATTTGGGTTCTGCTTAATTGTTTGTTTTGTAATTAGGTCTTTAAATTTTGTAGTAGACCATTCATGTGACCGAGTAGTATATATAACTTCTGCTCTGAGCTCGCTACCTGTAAAATCTTTACCTAAATAATCTTCACCTAATATACGAACATCGCAATCGAATGTCTTCATTAACTCGTATAATTCTTCTTCCGTCTGGTACATATATACCTCATCAATATGCTTAATAGACATAAGCATTTTATAACGATCGTAATACGGTACGACAGGCTTATACTTTGTATTACGAGTAGCAGAAGGGTCGCCGTGTAGGAAGACAATAAACTTATCACAATGTCGCTTAGCTTCTTCAAACGTTGCAGTATAACCCGGGTGAATTATATCAAAGTTACCAGCTGTAAAGGCTGTAATGTCACCGGTCGGTTTGTATTTTTTGATACGCTTATATACCTCACTTTTATGCTGGTCGATAAGTCGTTGTAATTGGTAATTATCCATATTTTTTTATGCTTATTTCTCTTCTTCTTGCAATATCTCTGTCATCGCCTGAAAGCTTTTTCGAATGTAATACTCTTCATCACCCCAATCAAAATCAAATACTAGTTTACTCTTATCGTTACTCAAGACGCAATTACTTCTACCACACTTCGTGTTTAAGTCTTCAAAATCCACAAACTCCCATTCTGGGTTAACTGTGAGTGGATATTCTTTAGATATCTCTATTACTTCTTTTGTAGTGAGTGCGTTACTATGAACCGCATTAAATATACCAGGTTCAAAATCATCGATAACAGTCTCAATAAACTCACATAGAACTGTTACATCTGTCTTACTGTTCCTATAATCAATCAGCTTACTATAGCCTTTTAGTTTATGTAACAGGTTTTTTGAGTCTAGAGTACCTTCAATTGGCATTCTAATTCTAATGATGTTAGTAAAGTTGGTATCAAGGTTAAGTTCACCGGCATGCTTTGTCTTACTATAAAAACTAGAATCACTATCAAACATTCCGAAGTTAGGTTCATCATCTTCAGTATACTCTTTATCATACCCGGTATAAATGCAGCCAGAACTAACATGAATTAGGTTCACTCTTTTAATCTTGCAAACCTCTTCAATATCTCGAGGTAGGATTGAATTCTGAATAAAGCATTCTTCTTTTCGAACCTCACATTCATCAACATTAGGCTTACCGGTGAACCCTGCACAATTAACAACAGCATCAATAGCTGTCTTATCTAAAAAATTAAAAAAGCGACTTTTATCGCCGTAGTCTAGCTCTTCTCTAGAGAAGTTATATACTGTATGCTTCTCGCGAATCAAGTATTCAGTCAAGCGAGAGGCAATAAAGCCTTTTGATAGTACGAGTATATTCATATAGGTATTTTATATGATAGACTCCGATAATCAACTATTCAATCTAATCCATGTATGAAACAATTGTGTGAAGGTATTGCTGCAGATACTGCCCAAGGGCATCGACCTCGAGTTGGTTTTTGGCATGTATTACCGGTTGAATCGGATTGCCATCCAGGTCGTATCCCATAATGATAAAGTTATTCATGAACTCAGAACACGTTGCCACCATTGCATCAAGATTATCCTTAACAGGTACACCCTCACTCCCTCTTGGAGTGATATCCGTTAGCATACCAGATAACGCATCCCTTATGAGAGTTTCGATGTCCTGTTGCTCGGATAGTGCGATAGATACGCTATCTACTTTATCAATCTTATGCTTCAATGGCGCTCGTGACCTCTTTTTAGGGGTACCGTCTCGTTTCATAAAAGTACTTATACTTTTGCGAAACGATTTCCATCTGGATCATTAGATATACCCTTCTGAATTAGATGAGATACTAAAACTTCAACACTTTCAGTTTGTATGTAAAAGCCTCGAGGAAAGTTAATTCCTCCATCATCAAACTCAAACATAATTTCATTAATATTATCTTTATTATGATAACAGGTCAAGAATACAGAAGATCTACCTGGATCTATCAGTATCGTCCATCTACGGAAATCAACTTCACTGTATGCATTGAACATTTTAAATACAACAAACCCGTTATCTTTAAGCCGCTTAATAACATAACCTGCTGTTTTTAGCTTATTACTGATGCGCTTAACTCGTACCTTCTCATGTCTATTAGCCATATTAATTAATTAGGGCTGAAATTACATAAATCAATGATGTATTACTCTTTTTCATATCGCAAACTATAACACCCATATCTTGATTAACCCTAAATTGAACTTCCCTACTATTGTTAAAGCTTATTAGTCGAAAGCTTTCGAAGTTAAGAGCTAAAGGTGTTGTAATCCCAGAGCCTTCACAATCTTCACTCATAACACAAACAAAGTTATCTGTATTATGTCGGCTTCTATCACCTAACTCACCTACAATATTACCATCTTCAGTATATAGATATAGCTTAGACGTCTCAGTAGTAAACGAACTACCCTTAAATACTGTAGCTAGGCTACTCTCTTTTACGGAGAAGGTACTGCTAAACTCTAAATCATTAATTTTATTAATATTAATATTAGGCTGCCTGATAATACCATCGTCGAGTAGATGGTATTTAAATTTAAAACCACTCTCATTATATGAGATGCTATTCTCGTTAATTTTAATAGTAATATCTTCTTTAGGTATGATATCTAATACTCTATGCAACTTCTTAATATCTGGGATATTAAGTGTTACTGTTCCCTCTACATCGCTCTCAACTTCAATTGACGTCCTACATACAATAGTAGAGTCTTCTGATGCTACGATACAACTAATTTCATCCTTTGAAAGATGAACTACACACATATTATGTAGATTGGAAATAGGTCCAATAAAGTTATTAACGAAGTCCTTTTTATTTTTTACTCTTAAATAAGCCATTTACAATTTTGATTATACTATACCTTGGACGTCGTATCAACGGCTTTTCTCGACCTACCGGGAGATTTTTTTTTTGATGTCTTAATAAGACTATCAATTTTATCATTTAATAGATCTATCTCTTTTCGCTGCGCTTTAACACTATTAACAAGAGTGCGTATCATCGATAGTAATTCTTGTTTCTCGTCAACGTTGAAGTTGAACTCCAACTGATTAGTATCTACCGGAATGTCAGGTTCCATTACATTAAGCACCGGGACAGCAGCAGGCTGCGATACCTGCTGCTGTTGAGGTGCTACTGGTGGCGGTACATGTACCGGCGCAGCTGCATGTGTACTTGCAAGTACCTGTGCTACCTGCTGCTTTACCTTTGCAGAACTACCTTTACCGAGGGCGCCATGACCTTCAATTTGACCATCTAATTGATTAAGTGCACCATATTGCGCACCCATAAATTGAATTAATGCATTGCTCTTTTCTACGGGGCTTAATTCCTTAGTGTACGAAGCCGGTGGTGCCTCTCCATTATCCATTGGCAACGGATCTGGCAGCGGTATCTGTTCAGGCATCTGAGAGCTTACCTCAGGTAATGGTAGTTCTGGGTCCATATATTAGAGGTCTAAGCCTGCGAGCAAGTCTTTAATTTCAGCATCGCTATCATTAGCTGGTTGAGCCGGGGCTGCAGCAGGTGCAGCAGGTGTCGGTACACTTTCGACAGCAGGGACAGCATGAGTAGCTGCTGGTAATACACTCGGCTGTGAAGACTCTGCAGAGTCACCAGTACCAGCGATATGCTCATGCACCATCTGAACTAGTTCATCGTAACCCTTAATAGTAAACACTTCATCTAGCTTATATAGATTACTCATCGCTGCTTCAGCTTTAGTATCATCCATACCAGGAATCTCAGATGGGAAACTAAATTTAGACGACACATAAGTAGGATAATCGCCTTGCTTCTCTACAACGATCTTGAGGTTGCAGCCGTTAGGAGATACATCAAAGATCTTAGCACCAAGATCAGCTGCATCTTCACCTTCAATAGCGCTAGCAATAACTTTATGCAATTGCTTACCATAACGAAGGATCATTACCTTACCGTTATTATCAGGGTTAACAGGATCATTAACTACATATGCGTTCGCCAGCCATTTTTCGGAACGATTAATCTTACTAGCCATGGCTTTTTCGTCGTCATTACCACGATAAAGCTTATAACGAGCTTCACCGATAGGGTCTCGCTCACCAAAAGTCTGAGGCGAAATAGCATTTACATATTGACCAGTCGCAAAACTATTCCAGCCATGCTGGTAATAATGGAAGAAGGTCTTACTAGCGTCACTAGCAAACGGTAATAGACGTACAGTATAGGTATTACCGGGCTCTGTACGTAAGATATTAGTAGGTCCGGAAGACTTCTCTTCAGTACTCGCAAGAGCACCGCGGATAGATTCGAACATTGAATTTGATATATTTGTCATAATTTAATTATAGTTTAGTTCCTTTTTGTTTTTACGAATTTTTTAATATTTTCGATATTTGTTTTTTGTTTAGTTGAAGCATAAAGTTTCGTTCTAATGTAATTGCTTCTCTGCAAGGCGCAGCATTTCGCTTGTACATATAAACTACCTCTATACTCTCTTATTTTACAGTCTATTTCATCAAAGGCAAATAGAATGTACAAAGAAATTTTACGCTCGCCTAAATGTTTAAAGAACACCGGTAAGTTATTTTCCATATAATCTGGATACTGTCCAATAGGTACTCCTACGCTTTTACAGAAGTCATTTATAAAAACTAGACTACTCTTAACGAAGTCTAATGCCACCTTCTCATCTGGGTTGCTCAATAGATAATCATCATGGTATCTAGTATAAGCTTTAATAGCTCTCATACTACTATAGAACTCTAAAGG